CAATTGAATTTATGGGGCTTTCTGTTAGCTGAACTATATTGGTTCCCCACGTTATGTTAAATGATTCTTCTTTATTCGTAGAGTAGAAATCTACGAATGTATTACCACAATAAGTTTTTACTAATTGACTTACAGCCGGAACTAAAGCACTGATACGCAAGTCCTCTTTGGGACTTCCAATGCCTTCTGCTTCTTTATATTCTTCTAATGTTATTAAATTTGCCATAAGTATATTAGTAAAAACTTGGGGGAGAATAAACTCCCCCAGGTTAATAATCTGGAAGAGAGTATCTCCCAGATTAAAGCAACCCTTAGCCTATTGGAAAGGGAAACGAACTGCAGGCTTATTAGCACCCGCGCCAGCAACTAACTCGTTAAAGCCAAGAGACTGAGTTGCGACCAATACGGTACGCTGCTCTTTGACGATGTAGTCAGTTTCTACGTTAACACCGCGCAAACGTGGAATCACATAGTTATCCATGTTTACAGCAAGAGCTGCAGTAGTAGTAGCTGCACCAGCGTTAGCCAAGTTGCTAACCAAACGATCTGTAGCAATTACAGGTGATCCGAAGACCGTACCAACCATACCAGAAAGCTTAGTAGCCAAATCACTACCAACTTCTGTTACATCGGTAAATCCTGAAGCATCAATCAAGTTGAAGTATGCATCAGTAGGAACGATGTAAGCTACACGGCTAGCTTCTAGACCGTACTTACCCATTTCCTTACGCATTGCAAGAAGGTTAGCAGGAGTTACAACAGCAGAAGCAGATGAAGCATCTATTGCAGTAAGACCGGAAGCTGCACCGTAACCATTTGCATTGTCAGCACCGTTAACACCTACTAGACCTTTAGAGATGTTACCTGCACCAGCACCAACTAGTAGAGCTGAGTCAATAGCGATTGCGTGAGCACGTGCTAGAGCTGAGGTAAGCATAGGTAGGATTGAAATAACGATTTGCTCGTCAGTATCAGCAGGAATAAACGTGCTTGAAATCAATCTGTGTGCTTGCAAGATTACCTGATTAACATTATAGTTGTTATCAGATGCGCCTGCTTCTTCCAAGTTGTTCGCAGCTGTATCAGCACCGCCAGCACTAAAGTTAGCAGCTTCGGTATCAGGAGCGATTGGTAGTACAGTAGCACCACTTGAAACTTGAATTTCGCGGAACAAAGGTGCAACCTTCATTGCCTGACGAACTTCTTGTTCAAACTGGTTTGATACGATTACGTCAACACCAACTGCAGAACCATCACCAGCAGTACCAGTATATGTTACGCCAGCTTTTTCTAGAGTTTCACGACCAAAGTTAGTATCCCAACCTTTGCCAGTAATCTTACCAAGAATGTGAGCAGACAATAAGTCACCGCCCATTGCTTTAACGTCTACGCCGTTTGTACGGCCAGAGAAGTCACGCTTGCTAGTACGCATAGCTTCAAGCTCAGCTGATTTTTCCATCAACTCAGACTTGTACTTTTCTAGTACTTCGGCAGTTTCAACACCTTTAGATGCGAAGTCTGCTTGCATGTCAGCTAATAGACGCTCGGCACCTGATTCTACACCAGATACTACAGCAGTCTTAACTGTTTCTTCTTGTTGAGCTTTAGCTTCAGCGTCTGCTGCTTCCTTCTCAACGATTTCTTGTGCTACGGCTTCATCCGCGGCTTTTTGTTCGGCTTGCTTCATAGCAATCTTGGTAGCAGTTTCTTCTGCTACTTGCTTTGCAAATGCGGCTAAGTCGATTTCTGGAGTATTAACTTCAGACATTTGTATCTCCTTTTGAACCTTTTCGGTTCCGTCCGGTGTATCACTAGCTACGCTAGAAGTATTAACTTCGTCTTTAGCCAGAGTCTGACCGGCTAGATCTACACGATTTGTGAAAGTTTTTTTGAATTCTTCATACTCGTCCATAGAGTCAAAAGATTTCGCTAGCGAGAAAGTAGCTTCCTGATTACAAGGTACGGAAACAACCGATACCTCAAATAATTCTGCGTCCTTTATCATTAATCCGTCAGTTTCCTTTATGAAATCAGCATCCTTGACTCGGAAACCAACAGAAAATGCTCCAAGGATACCTTCTTTTACTAATTCGCAAACATTAGCGGGTGCTGACTTGCTAATCTTTGCTTCTAACTCCAGGCCATTCTCTGTTACTTTAAGGCCTGTAGCACGACCGATAGGACGATCGTAATCATGATTGAAAAGAATAATAGGGTTCTTTTCGAAATTCTTTAAACCACCCTTTTCCCAAGCCTGAGCTGAGATAGAGTCGCCAGCACGATCGAAATCTGCTGTACTTGCCATACCGCGAATCATCACTGATCCGTCATCTACCGCATGGGTTTTGAAAGTTGAGGTTAGGTTAAAAATTTTATCCATTCTTTTTCCCCGTTTTTGCTTGGGCTAATTCCGTTAGAGGATCTTTATCCTCTTTTTTGTGAATAAGTTCCCATAGTTCCGGTTCGTATTTTTCAATCCAGTCTACTGCTCCGGTATACGTTCCCATCACTTTTACTATCTCTTTAGGAGACAGGAAAGCCGGTCTATCAAGGGCTCTCTTATACTCATTTAAAGAAACAACATATCCTTTCTCAGCAAAGTACATTCCTAATTCATGTACTAACCTGTGTTTTCTATTTCTAGTCACTGCCATCTTCATCACCTTCAGTTGGTCTGCCACCCTCATCTGGATTGGCTGCACTCCCTGCTATATTGGCAGGGACTCTAACATCATCTTGTCCTTCTAAAGCTTCAAAGCCTAATCTAGTTCTGGCTTCATTGATAGTAATAATACCACCATTTACTAATGAACTATAGTACTGTGACTGATCTCTAAGCTCTGGTTGTAGAGCTGGGATATCTATGACTTCTTCTTTTATTTCGTATCCGAAGAAGCGGCTGTAAGCGTAGTTTATCTTTCTTACTATTGGTAAGATTGTTTCAAGATAATACATTCTCATATTAGGACGAATGTTTGCATTGTTTCCTGAGTCTAATAAGATAGGCGGGATACCCAATGCTTTCAATATAATTGTTTCGTTTTCTGTAATAGAAGATTGGAAGTCTAACTCTTTAAAGTTTACGTTAGAAATGCTATCAATCTCTATACCACCGTCAAGAATCAGAGGGCGTCTACCACCTGCGTCTGGACGATATCGAATGCTCCATGATTGAATCATTCGTTCTTTAATCTTTTCACTTAATGTATTTGGGCTTTTTAGTACTAGTCCTGGCACTGCTCCGTTCTTAAAGAAGTTATCTTGAAACTTTCTCATTGAAGCAGTAAGGGCCATTGTTCGTACAGCAGGCTTCAGTCTTGAAGTTCCTCGGAAGATAGAGTAAAAGGAATTTTCCTTAACATGTATGATCTCGTCCGGGCCGTAGTCTACATCGTTGTATGTGTACTTCTCTATAAATGTTTTTGGATCTGCGTGTATTGTTACGCTATCTGCAGGTAGATGATACAAGTGAGCACCATCATAGTATATAAAAATGTTTCCGTCTAGTAAATAGTCGGTAATTAGGTTTCTCTTAAAAGAGCTGACATCTTGAAATAGGTTAGGCTCTTTATTAAGTAGCTTATTTACGGTAGATCGTCTCATCCCTTTTTGAACGCCATTTGTTTGATTAGGCTGAACAACTACTGGGATCTCTGCTACGTCATCTACAATCATATTAACGCCGCGATTAACGATCTCTAGCGTTTCATAGAACTGTTCGTAATTTTGAGTATACTCTCTAGAACCTTCTTTAGTTTCCCCAAAGTACTGCTGTATAGGATTCAATTTTTCCATGTCGGCTTCGTCAGCCTTATTACCAAAAATGTTACTATACCATGCCATGCTTTTCTCTTTGAATCTCTACCCAATTTTTCTGCTTGTGTGCAGTGCCTAAGCTAGGGTTTCTCCCATAAATGGAGTGTAACTGTAAGTGGTGAGCATTGCAGAGAGTTACCGTATGTTCGTATAACTCTGCTTGATGCTCTGCTATGAAGTCTTCTCTAAAAGAAAGCACATTCTTAGGGTCTAATTTGTTCTTTGCTACGTAATCATGTATAAGAGGAGCTAACGTATAAAAGTGGTGGAAGTCTAATTTAACTTTCTCTCCACATATTCGGCATTCACTGCCTTTTTCATACTTGTTCTTTGCTTTGTCTCTTATGTATTTTACGATGTCTCTTTTTAAATCCATTTTCTAATACCAGAATTATATCGAGTTTAAGGTACCATGTCAAATATTATTTTTGGATGGTGTCGTTAGAAGCCACTGTTTGATGTTTCAAACGAGTAAAGGGCGTACCTTAGCGCGTCTGCCATGTGCGAGGCTCTGTTATGTTTTGGTTTTTCTTTAAGTAGATTCGGGTTAGGATCCCACTGGTACTGGTCAAGTGCTGCTAAAGTTTCTGTGCAAGTCTGGTCAATAAATAATCTGTCATTATCAACTATTCCCTCTACTCTTGCAATACCATCTAGTATTGACTTCTTTGCGTTAATAGTGCTAATATCATAATTTTGTGCAAAGTCGAATCGTGTCTGTTGAGCTGCGGAGTCAATAAAGATATAGTCTATATCCCACTTATCAATAAGTCTTTGTATTTCACCAGCGTGTTGCTCTGTTGTTTTTTCAGCATCTAAGTACTCATCTAGTAAGTAGAACTTCTCTTCATCCCAGTCATAGCCAATTACACAAAATGCTGTCGGATCTCTATAGCCTACGTCAAGGCCTGCAAATATATCAAGACGTTTAGTCTCCATTTGTTGAAAGTCTCCCGTGCACTTCTCGAAATCAAAGCTCCATACTTGACCTTCAAAGGTATTGAAATCAGCTTCGTACTCTTGTCGGAATTCTGCTTCTGACATACTCTTCCGAGCTTCTAGAATATCATTCTCTGACATACGAGGATTAGACTTGTAAGTAGCTTTTATAGATACCCACTCAGAGAATTGCTCATCAAAACCTCTATCGAAGAACTCTGCGAACCAGTTGTTGCGACCCCGTGGTGTGGAGATAAAGATAGCTTTTGAATTGTCTTTATCTAGCGTGGGGCGAAGTGCTACGTTGAAAGCATCTTTACCATCAGCTAGTGCCGCTTCGTCAAAAATAATTAAATCGTAGGATCTACCAACACAAGAGTCAACTTGGTTTACTGATCCCATGCGGATTGTAGAGCCGTTAGATATTTCTATAACCTTATCTTTTGCGTTATCTTTGGTAACTTCCAGATCGAAGTGTTTGATTAACGTTCGCTGTAGATCGAAAGAAATTTGAGATAGGGCATAGTTGGGGGACATAATAAGAATATTGGAACCAGGAACAAGAGATACCAGTTGCCCAATAATATTCGCTATATAAGTTTTTCCCTGACGTCGTGAAACTGCAGCACAGACGAATCTGTACTTAGGAGAGTTGATTGCATTTATAATAGCTACTTGGGAGGGGAGTGCCTCAATACCCAGTAAATCCATATAGGGCTCTACTGGGAGCTTGAGGAACTTATCGTGTGCTGGAAAGTCAAGAAGATAATCTGGGATTATATCTTGCCTACTAACTTCTATCATGCTTTGTACTTCCACCATTTCCCTTTTAGTAGTTTTATAGCTACTGTTAAGGGATTAAAATATCTTGTATCGAAAACGTATCCGTAATCAATCATATCTGCTTGAGTAACTACTTTACCAAATATGTTGTCTGTCCAATCGTCTTCGATCCGTAAAACTGCGTGTCCTCTATGAGGCTCTTTAACGTAGCAGTAAGTAATCTGTGCTTTATAACTTATGAGCATCCACCAAAACTTAAGTAAGCTTTCGTCGCAATACTGATATAAAGTAGTTAGTGCAAAATCTTCACAGTCGCCTTTATATCGTTTTAGTGTTCCTTCGCCCTCTGGCTTCATAATATACCAAGCATCTCGCTTACCATACTGATCACCATCTTTGACGTAAATAAACTTTTCTTTTAAAGAAACTACTTTCTGCTCATCCATGCGGATACTCCCATATATGCGCCCACTACACCGGCCTGCGCTATGTAAAATAATCCTAGCAAGTCTGCTAGGGCTGCTACTCTTGATTCTGTTACTGCTGTGCTGAATAAAAGTGCGCTGAATCCAATCATAGATAACATTGCTACCCAGGCCATTCGTTTTTGAGCTTCTGACTTCTCTTCCCTCAATTCTATCTCTAGCATATCTTGGGCTCTTTTTATTTCTTCGTCGGACACAGTTCCGTCCCCATCTAAGTCAAATTGTGCGTATATTGAGTCTTTCTGTAACTGCTTCATTTACAATCACAGTCCTCACAATCACAAGGGGGTTCGCAAGGACACTCACATCCTTCGCTACGCATAAGATTCATGATGTCTTTGCGTTGCTGTTCTATCCTTTCAGCTTGCTGTCTAAGTTCAAATTCTTGAAGATCAGTTCTCATAGATTACCCCTTAACTAAGTTAATGATAAAGCCTAGTATCAGAGGTACTAGAAAAATACATACCCCTACAGCTATAGCGCCTAGCTTAATCATATCGATTAGTTCTTTGCGCTCTTTTTGTTTGCGCTTTACTTCATCGAGTCTTCTTTTTCTAGCATTTGCTAGTTCTTGCATAGCGTCAGCGTACAAAGCCCCGTTGCCACTGATAGTGAAGAGATCTTTAATCTCTCTCATAGTTTCGTCTATCTGCTTCTTAGTTAATGCAGCTTGAATAGCATCTTTTTCAGTTAACTTACCTGAATTAGATAAAGTCTGTAAATCTACCTGCGCACTGCCTAAGCTAGTAAGGAATCCACTTATGGACGAGATATCATTAGTGGTAGAAGCCACCTTGTTTATCATCGAAGTAGCAGTATTGACCGCAGACATTATAGCTCCAAGCTCCATTAACATTTAGCATCACCATTTAACCTTGTCCGCCCAATATGCAGCTGACATCTTGCCCTTAGCAATATTCTTTGCGTGGCGTGCTTTGAAACTCTTTCTTTTTGCTTTCATTGCAGCTGATTCACCCGCTTTAGGCTTACCTGCTGTTTTAGCTCCTTTCTGTCCGAATCGAATAGTCTTTACTTTAGCGCCTACTTTAGCCACAACGATGTGTGACTTTTTGGCATGTCCCGGTGTTCTCTTTGGCTTGTTATAGCCTGCTACACCAGCTTTCTTTAATCTTGAATCCTTCTTCTTACTTTTTCTTTTTACTGCCACGTTTTTTTCTCTTCACAAAGGTGCTAACATTAGTTGGCTTACCACCTGAGTTACTTGCCGCTCGTTTTCTACGAACAGCTGATTTTCGCTGCTTTTCAGTAAGGCCAGCGGCTTTGGCCTTTGGAAGACATTTTGGGTATTTTTTCTTTCCTGATTTGCTTCTTCCGCATTTTTCAAAGCCGCCGCCTTTTTTAGGTCTGGATATGTCTACCCACTCTTCCTTAAACCATTTCTTTAAACTCACGGTCTATCTCCTATGGCCTCACTTTTTCTTTTTCATGATGGCTTTGCGAAGTGCTGGTGGTAGTTTCTTCTGAGCTGCTGTCAAACCCTTCTTCTTGCTAGGAGACTTCTTAGCCTTTCCTTTCTTAGCTGGGCGTCCTCTTTTCTTTCCGTATGTTCCTTTTCCTGCTGGCATCATTTGCTCCCCATGCGGTACTTACCGCCTTTGGCTTTATAAGTTTTTACAAGCCATCCATTTGCATAAGCTGAAGGGTAAACAGCAAACTTTCGTTTAGTCTGTGCCTTCACTCTTGCGTAAAGTTTTTTATTAGTAGGAATCGGTTTTTTCTTTGCCGTCTTTCGTTTCTTACGAACCGCCATTATGTGCTCCTTCTAACCTAGTCTCGAGAACCCTTACTCGTAGTTCCAGCTCTCTAACTCTTTTGATATTGTCCTGTACCTCAGGGGGTGGTGCGAACTCGTCTATCCAAGTATCGTTTTCCTCTATCTCGGTGACTGCGGCGGCCATGTTATGCTCTAAGAAAGATATTCTTTCTGTAATACCTGTGTAGGCCCAGACGGATACCGCAGTGAATGTTACTAATCCAATAAGATTCTTTAAAGGTATAGCTAGTTCTGTGGCTTCATTTATCTTAGTAGCCATGACTAAGTTTGGGTAGCGACAGCCACAACTATGCCGGCTAGAAATATTACAAGAGTTCCTAGCCCGGCCATTTGTCTCTGTTCCATTCTTACGAGTTGCTCTTCAATGCGGTCAAATCGAGTAAAGGTAGTTTTCCATCTTTCCTCGCATTGGACTTCATGTTCTCGCAACTCCATTTTCACTTTAAGTACTTCATCATCAGTTAACATCTTTTAATAACTTTTCCATGAGCTTACCGTAGTTGCCCTGGCCGAAAGGTACACCTTCATTAATCTGGACATTAGTCTGACTTCTTACATTAGTTTGATTGAGTTTTTCGAGTTCCGCTTGCGCTTTAATCTCATCCATTCTCATCTTGTGTGCCATTTGTAACAGATCAGCCAAATCTTTACTAGAGTAGACGCCAGTTTCCTTAGCTTCTTCTAGTTTGTTTTCAATCATTTCGTCTAGTACACTTGCAATATTATTCTTATTGCGGTAGCCCATGTCTAAATAAACGGTATCAATATATTTCTTGACCTCTCGCTTATTTAACAACTCTACTACTTTATTTTCAGGTACCCCTAAATACTGGGTGACCCCGGTGATGTTTCCGAACTGCAAATAAGAGTTCGCAACTTCGAGTCCCTCTGGGGATATTGTAGTTAATTCTTTAGCCATGGTTAGAATTATATTCTCAAAGGGGTGGATTGTCAAGAACTATTTTTGACAAGGTATTATAAAAAGCTAGGTGGTGTAGGCCACGTTACGTCATCTACATTTTCAGGAGTACTCAAACTGCTAGTGATGTTCCTTAAAGCAGTTCTGTACGTACGAGCCTCTTCTCTTTGAGCATCTGTTAGAGTGTTGTCAGAAACTTGTGTCCAATCTGTTCTAAGTAGAAGTATAGATCTTTTTGATCTTATATCTGTCAATACTAAGTTAGCATCCCATACCCAAGCGGAGGAAGATAGGTCCCACTCCGCATAAGGGTTAGGGGGTACTCCTACTTCAAAAAATTCTAAGGTAGTTGTGTTGAACCAGTAGTTTTGCATAAAATTTGCATAATCTGTGTTTCCCATGCTCCAATCAGTAAGATACACAGTTCGAATACCGTCTACAACACCTTCCGGGGGTATGTCTAACTGAGGTAGGAGCATTCGTACTATCTTACCTGTGCTCTCTTGTATTGATGCTATAGCGTTAATGT